TCCATCAGATTTCAATTTGTTTGCGAAGCAAGCTCAGTTAGATATATTTATAGGATACTTCCCAAGGTATAATTACCAAATAAATAAAGAAAACTCAAGACTTCAAGGAACAGGTTACTCTGATATCAAGAAAGTTATGGAGGATATTGAGTTCTTCTCTATATCGGATGCATTAGTTCTTAATGCAAATAGTCCATTGGCGAGTAATTCATACTTTATGCCATCCACATCGACCACGGGTTCTGAGTACTATACAATTGGAAAGATGTTGATATACTCAACAAATAAAGTTAATGGAATAAGCACAGCTATCGATGTTAGTGATTTAGTATTAATTGATTCTTTAGGAGCATTTATAGCAAATGGTGTTGCGGCAGGTGATATAATAGCATTTATTAGGGGTGGTATAACTCAGTATGTAACAGTGGTAACGGTCAATAGCTCAATAGCTATAACTACGACGCAGAGTAATATAACAGCTACTCCTTGGGATTCTGTAGGTATTAGTTACAGCATATATTCACCATCGCTACAGGAGGCAGAGAAAGTTTCTTTAAATAAGATTACTATCTTGAATAACTCACTAATAGCAAAACCAACATTAACCTATCCTGCGTATGCAGAGGAGGAGTTTATAATGACACCTTACCCTGCAACAATTAACCATATAGGTCAAGTTCTTTGTCAGTACATTAGGTATCCAAAAGACCCTAAGTGGACATTCATTACATTGGTAAATGGAGAGCCTGCGTTTGACCAATCTCAACCTGACTATCAAGATTTTGAATTGCCACTTGAGGAAGAGCCTACATTGGTAAATAAAATATTACAACTTGCGGGTATGTCTATCAGAGAGATTGCTGCAGTTCAATTTGGACAGGCGCAAGAGCAAGCTAACGCACAACAACAACAATAATTATGGCATATATATCACAGTATCAATACTACGAAAATGGTGGAGCGTCTCCAATCGATGCCAATTGGGGGTCGTTTCAATACGTATCGCTATATGATATCGTTAATAATTTTATGCTTATCTACTCAGGCAATCATAACTTAGTTAATAACGAAGAGAGATTTAAGATTCTATTCCACGCAAAGAGAGCTATACAAGAGCTAAACTACGATGCCTTTAAAGAGATTAAGGTGTTAGAGTTGAGCGTTGATGACCAATTAAGGTATATCCTTCCAAGTGATTTTGTGAATTGGGTTAGGATATCAATTGAAAGAGAAGGGATACTACATCCACTAAGTGAAAATATTCAGACCAATTGGTCAAGGGCCTACTTACAGGACAATACAGGGACAATTTTATTTGATATTGATGGTAATGCACTATCTCCTGCATTCTCTGAATTAGATTATCAGAGAATATTTGGAATGGGTCTAAGTATCTACCTAAATGGTGGCTCACCATATAATGGAACTTTGGGATATAATTACAATGGAGATTGGTACTTTAGCAGAGGAATAGGCGCTCGTTTCGGATTAAATACTGAGACGGCTAACGCAAATGCAACATTTAGCATAAATAAAAAGGGTGGTGTAATAAACTTTAGCTCAGGCATACAGGGAGAATTGGTTGTACTTGAGTACATTTCTGATGGTATGGAGAATGGTAACGATGCAAGCGTAAGCGTAAATAAACTATTTGAAGAGTATGTGTACGCGGCCATAGAGTTTGCTATACTAAACTCAAAGGTTGGTGTTCAGGAGTACATCGTAAGTAGGTCAAGAAAAAGAAAAACAGCACTTTTAAGGAATGCTAAGATAAGAATAAGTAACATACACCCAGGTCGATTGCTAATGAATCTTAGAGGACAAGATAAGTGGTTAAAATAATATGGCAAAACTAACAAGGAATTTTACGTTAGGCAGGATGAATAAGGTCGTTGATGAACGACTTGTGCCTAATGGTGAGTATATCGATGCGCTGAATGTCAGAATGGGTTCTACGGAGCAGTCTGAGATTGGTGTTATAGAGAACTCGATGGGCAACATAGAGCTTACGTCTTTATCTTTTGAGGGTGCATCACTAAGCAGCAGTGCTAAGTGCATTGGAGCTTATGAGGATGGAGCTAATGAGACTATATATTGGTTTGTTACTGATGATGATTTTTTATCAGGGCCTATTAATAAAATTGATTTGATAGTATCGTATGATGTTAAGTTAGATATACTGACATATCATATTATAAGCATAAGGAATGGCGCAACTAATAACACCACCCTAAACTTTAACAAAAGCTATCTAGTTACAGGTGTAAATAAGATTGAGGACTTATTGTTTTGGACGGATGACTATAATCAGCCAAGACAGATAAATGTAAACAGAACCTACGGAAATCCAATTGCAGGAATTGATTCATTTTTAGAGGAGGCGATACTTGTTATAAAGCAACCACCTTTAGCTGCTCCTACAGTAGCACCGACACTAACACAAACTCAGGATAACTTTTTAGAGGAAAGATTTATATGCTTTGCGTATAGGTATAGATACGATGATAATCAGTACTCAGCAACATCTCAGTGGAGCAAGCCTGCGTTCTTGCCTAATGCATTTAATTATAATATATCAACTGCACTAAATAGTGGTATGGTAGGCACGACTAATATGGCTGTGGTTACATATGAATCAGGTGGGCCACTTGTGGTTGGAATAGATTTATTATTCAAGGAGATGAACTCTCCTATAATAAGGATTATTGAAAAAATTAATAAAGATACAAATGGATTGGCTGACAATACACCGTATACATTCCAATTCCAAAATAGCAAGATATTTACCATACTTCCCGATTCAGAGATACTAAGACTGTACGATAACGTGCCAAGGCTATCAAAGGCTCAGACTATGATGGGTAATAGAATTATGTATGGCAACTATATCGAGGGATATGATTTAGTTGATTTAGTTGGTACACCACTTAGATTGGAATATTTTTCAACTTTGTTTCAAACTGAGATAGGAGCTTCTGATATATCATATACCTTATCAAATGGTAACTATACATTTGGCGGAATCCAAACTATATCCAACTCTGTTGTATACTTTGATTTTAATGGAATTGATTTAATTAAAGGAGCTGTTATAGAATTCGACATAAGGTACAACCATAATTCATATACAGGTTATATTCCATCGCCAACAGAGATTCAGCCATCAACTACGATATCATTTGCATATATATTGCAGCAGGATTTTGCAAGTGCTTATGCGCTTTCTCAAGATTCTGATTTTATAGAAAAGATAGGCACAGTTTCAACTATAGCAACTGTAGCTAATTCTTGTTTTGGTTCAACCTTTACAGATGTATTTAACTGTTCAGTTGAGCAAGTTCTTTCAGGGGCTACAGATTTTTATAAATATGAAAGTGGTATATCTGCAGCAGGTCAGCCGATTGCAATATTTTCAACCCCATCATCTTCTTCTTTAATAGGGCTTCAATTGCCTGTTATGAGGTATGTTGATGACCCAACATTTGTAACGATTACAAAAAATGTATATTCTTACTATGATATAGAGTTTGCAGCGGCTACGTATGTAGAGATAGGGAATCCTACAAGTTTGCATAGTAACAGAGGCTATGAGGTCGGTATTGTCTATATGGATGAGTTTAATAGGTCGTCTACTGCTTTAGTAGGCCCTAATAATGCGATACACATACCTTGCTCGGCATCTGAGTTTCAAAACCAAATAAAAATAAATATACCAATTGGACAGGTAGCTCCGTATTGGGCCAAAAGGTATAAGTTTGTTATAAAGGCAGATAGAGATACGTACGAGACAATTTACTCTCAGTTCTTTTTTAGAGACCCCACATCAGGAGCTGATTACTTTTTACTTGAGGGACAGAACTCTCAGAAGGTTGAGGTTGGAGATGAGCTTATAGTAAAAAAAGATACATCAGGAGCTTTAAATACCTGTGCCTATACAACTGTATTAGAGAAACAGGCACAGCAAGCAGATTTTTTAAACCCTCCACCTACAGATGGAGCAGGTGCAACTATACCTGTCCCGCAGGGAGTATATATGAAGTTAAGAGCAAATAACTTTAGCGCATCATTGGACACATCAGATGGATTGCCAAGTGTTTTTACTTGGGGTGAAATATCAAGCACAACAACGAGACAAAACCCTTGTGGTCAAATTAATCTTACAGTAAATTACCCAAATCCTGCAGGGCCTTCACCCGCTTTTGTAGATATACCAATTCCTGCAGGCTCAAAAATAAATATAAATATTGAAAGCATAAGAATTGGCAAGGACTGTAACTATGGTATAGAGGGAAGAAAATATATATATGAAGGCAGTTTTACAGCTTCACAGGATTATATAAGTTTCAAAGCTTGGTGGGACGGTGATAATGTTGCAGCAACTTTAAATGGGCCTAATGCACAAAGAAGTGCAACCTGTAATAAAACTGAACCAATTGCAATTTATGACATTAACCTATCAGGCGGTGGAGCAAATACCTGTTCCGATGACGTTAACCTTCAGTTTGAGCAAGCAGGTGTAGGTGCGCCAATGTATCTTGTTTTTAGTGGTATTATAGGATTTACAACAAAAAAAACAGAGACTAACAATAAAATTAAAATAGAGGTAATAAGAACATCTAATATTATTGTATTTGAAACCCAACCGTTAGATGCTGCCCCTAATTTATGGTATGAATCAAGTGAGGTATTTGACATTGACACTACAAATGGAACACATCAAGGAAATATACAACCGCAGATTTTGCCTAATCAACCTGCTATTATTCTTACTGATTTTTACAATTGCTACACTTTTGGTAATGGAGTAGAGAGCTACAAGATACAGGACTCTATAAATGGAAAACAATTAACAATCGTTTCTTTTTCTTTATCTGTAAGCATTTTATAATAATATTAACGTGTCTTTATATAGGTTTATAATATGTGCTTTGTAAAAGTAAGACAAAATAGTTTGGTGTTATTTATGGTGATTGTGTAAATTTTATATTTTATATTACTAATATATAATATGACACTTGAGTTTAATTTAGCCCA